CTGAGAGCACCGTTCTCATTTCCACAATAATGGATGCGCCTAAAGTTGATGAAGATGTACGTCAAATTGAAGCAAGGTATTATTATGACGCAAACGATGGAGATAAATATTCGACGATTTATTTTAATATCGATGATTTAACTATTATTTATTAAAAAAATCATCGATTCTCAAACAATATAGGCTTTAATTTGTCAGCCACTTTTCAGCCTTTGGCTGACTGAGACTTAGGTTTAGAATAAGATTAAGAGAAAGATAAAGATATATGCTCATTTGCACCAACTTTTTGCGCCAACAATGTCCGGGACAAATTGGCTTACAAGTGGCTCACCGAGATTTAAACTTAGTATTTAGTATATAAATATAGTTAATACATATGGTCATTTGCACCAGCATTATCCCGGGACAAATAAAAAAATCCCGACACCATTCAGGCATCGGGAAACTTTAATAAACTCAATATTTTGAAGTTGACATTTTGCTGACTATGGCATATGCTAATAACAGCTAAGCAAACTGATGAAATTGCATTAGACAAAACGAAAACCCCTGAAAGTGGTCCAGACTTTCAGGGGTTTTCTGTTCCGTTTATGTAAGGCGGCTTATACCTTTAGGCTGTCTGCGCTGCTCATTTGTCTCTGTCCAGCCATTTGCAAATGTAGTAGCTAATTACACCTGCTATGACAGAAACAAGCAAACTGATGAATAAATCTTGCATTAGACTTCACCTCCCTTCTGCTGGAGGTTCGGCAGCTCTTTTATAATAGCATATCTTCTTGCAGTATTCCATGATTTTTACAAATAAAAAAGAGCCCCGATCCCGAAGGACCAGGGCGTGTGTGATATATTTTCAAAGCATAAATTTAATGTCCAGGCATGGATTCTCGCACCACTGATTAACTACTCTTCTGTGTGGCAGGTATTTGTCACTTTCTGATATACATCCTCATACAGTTCCTGCTTATCGCCGTTGAAAGTGTACTCAGCATAGATTCCATCACCTGATACAGTAGTGGAAAGCAACGCCTTATAGTTCTGAAGAGTTTTGCAGGCCCAAACAACATACACGTTGTCAAGATCAACCCTCTGCTGTGTGTGGTATATATCATCATTCTTGTTGTAATATTCAACCAGTTTCTTTTTACACACGCTTTCGAAGTGTGCCATTCCTGTAATAATCATTTCGTTCTTCTCCTTCAACTATTATTTTTTAAGCAGTTCGTTGACTTTCTTCTGGACTGCTGTGCAATCATAGCCGGCTGCTTCCAGTTTTTTCTTCCGATCGGCTCCGTTCCCCCATTTTCCGGAAACGACTTCCTTTGCAACTTCAGCTACGGATTTCTTTGTGCTTGTCTTCAGCAGCTCATTCACCTTCTTCTGAACAGTGTCATAATTATAGCCGGCCGCAGTCAGCTTCTTTTTCCGATCATCTCCGCTACCCCATTTGCCGGCAATCACCTCTTTGGCTACTGTCGTTACGTCTTTCTTGGTGGATGTGGTGGTTCTAACCTTTTTGTTGTACAGAGCGGTCAGCTTGGCTTTGGAATTAGTTCCGTACTGTCCATCAACCGTCAGCCCTTTGTCTTTCTGGAATTTTCGGAGTGCTGAATCAGTATCAGAACCGAAATCTCCGTCAGCTCCAAATTTTCCGCAAGAATATCCAACTTTAATCAGCATGGTCTGCATGGTCTTCACGTCTGAACCAGAATCACCAATTTCAAGATAATTCTTGGTCGTAGCTGATGCATTGTTTCCTCCTGTGTACCGAAGAACATTAGTCCATGGATAATTTCTGTAACTGCGGATTAGGAATTCTTTTCCTGTCTGATCTCCCGGTTTGCCGCCGTGAGCTGTGCCTTTCTCATTAATGGATGCTTCGACTTCTTTTCCGTCACCGCAATACATAGCGGTATGATGTACGGTATTAAGCAGCACATCACCGCGGACAAGTCCGGCTCCTGTAAATCTGTTGACTTTTGCCGTAACGTCTGTAAATCCGTTCGCCTTGAATACAGGAAGCATATTTCCAGTGTAGGTCGCCCCTTTACTCTTTACCGGCACTCCTGCCTGTTCCCATGCTGCGATCACAGCGGAAGAACAATCATAATCTCCATCTGTCCCCCAACGATGATCCTGGCAATATCCGTGTCTGTCATCCTTTGCGGTTTCTTCCATCCAGGTAATAGCCTTGTCGATTCTCTGCTGTGCTGTTGACATTGTGCTTTCCTCCTTCTTGTTTTCTGTTGTGGTAGCTGCTCCGGTTGCTGTATCTGAAGCATATTTTGTAATAAATTCATATACCTTTTTCTGGCGCGTGGTATAATCTCCGACCTGATTGGTACGCGGATCGGCGGGGTCCGTATTCAGTGCCGCATAGATACTCTTGGCTGTGTAAGGTTTTGCGGTCTTAGCAAGGATCCTTTTCAGCGCAGATGAGCCGCCCTGATGAATGATATTGATACACTCCATCATAGCTGTATCTGGCATTGTTCCGTATGTTTTGGCAATGCCGACAGCATATTCGTTAATCTGCTCGTCCATCAGTTCATCCTGGCATTTTCTGCCAAGAGTTGAGTTGATGATCGTAACGATGCCCTTCGCCTTTGCTGAAGTTGTAGTAATCGCATATGTAGACCAATCTTTTTTGAGCAGATCTGTTTCAATCCCCTGAGTGTCCAACTTTTTGAACTGCGCCGGATCTGCTCGCTGGATTTTCTGTAAGAGCTTTTTGGCTTCTCCCGCATACCACTGACCAGCTCCAATCGTGATTGCTTTCTCGTTGGAGCAGTTCGCGCCCGCTCCAATGAATGCGGCGTAATTCTGGCAACCGTAGACCTGGCCGCCACTTTCTACTGCATAAAGGATTTTTCTGAGTACTTCAATGTTGTTTTTCTGCATAGCGTATTCCTCCTATTTTGTTCTTCTGAACTGTGAAATTGCCTGAATCACCTTATCATACCCGACCATTGCAGACATCCAGGAAAGTAACATCAAGGCAATAAGATACACTGCCATCTGTGCATTGATTGCTGATTCTGTCAGAATGATATAGGCCGCCCCAACTGCCACAGACAGAACTAATGACACATATCCCGCCAGAGCATTCGCATGATACTTCTTGTGGCGCTCCGTAAGCCAGATCTTAATGGACTCTGTACACAGTCCCGTTAATGTAGATACCACCAGTAAACCAAGTAAAAAAATTTCCATGCTCATAACTTAAATTTCCTCCTCACTTTTGCCGCCGACATTTATTTCGGGCGCATATTGTTCTTGATATTGCTGTTCATACTGTTCCTGGCTTTCTTTCAAATCTTCTTTCTGCCATTCACGGTCCTGCCGCTTATCCTTATTTGTCCGGATCCATCCGCAGATGCCACATTCTCCGATTGTCGCTGCCACAACAGCGCAAGCGTAAGTTTCCGGCATACTGCCATACATCCGGAAAGTCAAGATCATCTGCCAGTTAAACCACACAAAAAAAGTGCCGACAAGAATCAGCACTAAATTCAGGGTTCCAATCTGTTTTATTTTTTCTCTAAACCATTTCGTTATTATCACCTTCCATATGTGCCCCTGTGAACTCCGTATCGTTCCAGGGAACGTTTATATTGTTTCCAATGGTAAAATATTCACCAGCACAGAAAAAGCCGTAGAAAAGGCTTGTGGTGCCTCATCTTCGGCTATGCATCAGTTCCGTAATCTGTTCTGTTTCATGCATCGGAATAACTTCAAGGCTCCGCATTGCGGGCTGAACCTCCGTATGCATATGTCCATCACCATTCAGGGATTCATAATCTCCAAACATTTTCCAGAAAGCGTCTGATTCCATCTCAGACCATGCCTGAAGCGGATTCTTATCTGTGCTGGTATAATACCGGTAACTCTGTAACAGACGATCACGCAGTTTATTCTTTTCTCTCGCTTTGCTGCTTTCTTCCATTTCTTCCAGCTTCTTTGAATTCTCGATCTGGCGTTCCCGGAGATCTTCAATCGCATGTGTGAACTTCTCCTGTATCTTCAAGCTCTGTTCGTGCCACTTTGGGTACTGCGCCACCTGCTCAAGAGCATGATGCAGCATTTCATCATTCTTGCGTTTCCGCTCATACAAATCGCCGATCATCGTTGCTGCTTTTTTTCCGGATTGTACCAGAAAAACAATCGCCCCTCCGATCAGGAACCATTTATACACCGTAATCCCCAGAAAAGAATATTTGCCGAAAAGTTCCAAAAACTGCTCCATCGCCTGTCTCCTCCTTGTTTTTAGGCTGTGCCCTGATTCTCATAATTTCCTCCAAAATAAAAAGAGAGCACTCCTGCCCTCTTCTCAGCTTAACTTTATTTTGATACGACAAAAGACAGGGTTCGTTCAATCCCTGCCTTTGCCTCTTTCGTCTTCTTTATCTATAGCCTGTCTGCCTCTCTGCACTTATAGTGTACCCCAAAAACTCCAAAAGCACAATTTCTAATTTTCTCGAAAAGTCTCGGAATCGTCAGTATTTTCGTATTTTCGGCAAGATCTTTCTAACACATCCAGGTTGTCCTCAATTTCATCCAGTGGTTTCCGTCCGGAATCGCCCTGAATATACAACAGAAGATCATAGATTGCAGACCATAAGCCTCGAATAATCTGTAACTTGGTCATGTCAGTGCCTCGTCTGTACAATGCAGATCAATGCTATGCCGGTTATTACTCCGGCAGCATATAAGATAATTCCGGTTGCTATATTCATTCCTCTTCCTCCGTAGTAAGTTCCTGGTATTCTTCCTCTGTGAGTTTTCCGCGTTCCTTAGCCTGGTTCACCATTTTAAGCCAATCTTCGTGGTTATACATTTTCTTCATTTTCAACAGGATCCTGTACATTTTCTTCCTCCTCTTCTTCCGGAATATAAATATCGCTCATTGCTGCCAGATACTGGATTGTTGTTTTCTGGTTCTCAATGGTCTGTTTCTGCTTTTCGACGGTTGCCTTGAGGTTTTCTTCCTCTGCCACTTCTGCAGGTGTCTGGGTCATTCTTTTTACTTTCATTCTTTTCACCTTCTTTCAATTGGTTTAAGTATTTTCTTGTTCTCTTTCTTACTTTGTGTGAGTTTCCTTTTGCTGCGTTATTTTCCCAGGAATTATGGTGCTCCTCCACTTTCTCCGGAGGCAATTCCCCTCTTTTGGATTTATTTACCATTCTGGCCAGAGTTTTTCTTTCGTGTTTTACGCTGTCTGGATTGAGCGTCATAATAACTTTCCCGGTGTCTGTCATGCGATATCGGAAACCTAAGAACGTAAATCCTTTTCTGAGTGGGACGACATGGGATTTCTTTTCGTTGATTTCCAGGCCATATGCCTGTATCTTTTCAACGGTTTCGGTGTATGTCTTTTCTGCCTGTTCTTTTGTTGGCAAGAGCATCCAGAAGTCGTCCATATACCGGATATAATACTTTACATGCAGCTGCTCTTTGACGTAATGATCCACCGGATCCAGAAGAGCGATACCGGCAATCTGGACCATTTGGGATCCTGGGTTGTATCCGGTCTCGCCAGCATACTGATCTCTCAATACTCCGCATGACATTCTTGTGGTATCAGGATCTGTGTTGCAGTAGATCTGATGCTCTACGTCCTTGTGACGCATGTTGAGATAATAACCATGTATGTCAATCTGGACGATCCATCCATCTGAGCCGTAGTTGCAGAAATAATTCCACAAATATTTCTTAATCAGCTTTCTCGCAAAATCTGTGCCCTTTCCGGTCTGGCAGGCACAGTTGGCGTAAATAAAACTTCTGGTCATCTGAGGATACAGAGAATTGTCATTAATACTTCTCTGGTATATTCTGTCTTTGAACGGTATGCTCAATGCTTCCCGGCGTTTCGGATATGTGATCAGAACCGGTTTGGGCTTCCCATTCTTCCAGGTATCTTCTTTTAGCTGTCTCTCCATACGAAGAAGGTTTTCTTCGCTGTTTAAGACGAATGATTTTACAGAGGGTTTCCAAGAAACTCCTTTCCTGCATTTCGTCATTGACTCATGCAGACTGTCAAAATCTGTTATTTTTTTCATCTTTTGTTCCGCAGTTTCTCAGTGCTGGCAGGCTCATGTGAGTCACGCACTGTCTCTTTCGATTATCCGCAGTATTGTTTAGGCTTTCGCCAGGGATTTCGGCTCCTTGTCTATATCTTCAAGGTAATCTGCGCTATGCGTAGACCATAATGCTTTTAGGAAGACAATCGGGGCGTAAGTATTCGAGTTCCACGCGTTCGTGTTGTTGGCTCCGCCTGTGGTGTTCACATTCATAACGTTATTAGCATTGCCGCGGTTGGCCGAACGGGAAAACACGTTCTGGGGTTTTAGCCTACATCCCATATTTTTAAGAGTATCTTTGCTTATCAGATTCTCTCCACTTTTTGATATAATTTCTTGCTTCTATAGTCTTTGCTGACCAGTAATTTACTCTCTTTTCTCTCAGATGGAATACTTTCCGGGCAAGTCCGATATAAGCAAGTAAGTTGTTGCAGTCCAGTATTGCCTGACGCTGTAATCTGCTTCTCCAGCTCCACAGCTCCTTTTTATGCTCTCCTGTGACTCTGATGTTATTTGCAGTCCATGTGTTTATGTAGATATCCAATGCTGCCTGGACAATTTTATCTGTCAGAAACGTCTGATATTCTGGAAGAAAAATATTTTTATTTTTGCAGATATCGAGCGTGTAGGCCGCCAGTTCCATCGCATACCATGCGGCATTGAGCTGCCGGTTCTGGGGTGTGTCTGGAACATTTCTTTCGCCTGCTTTAACTGCCATTTTCTTTCCTTTCTATCCCTGCATCCGTGGGTGCAGGGATTATTGATTTTCTGATTAGATGACGACAAGCGGGGCGTAAGTATTCGAGTGCCACGCGTACGTGTTGTTGGCTCCGCCTGCGGCGTTCACAATCATAACGTGATTAGCAAAGCCGCGGTTGGCCGAACGGGAAAACACGTACTGGGGTGATGTATGGTTCGCCGCTGAGTATCGAATCAGGCATGGATATGTCTTCCACGGTTCCAGCATAGTTTTGGAATTGGTCCTTCTCTGCCAGTATTCATGTGGAGTTCCCTCGCCTGTGTTGATATTGATATTCATTTCTGCAAAGGATGCCAGGAAAACCTTGTCGTATGTAATATCCGTTACGCCGCCATCATTGACTGTATTGGCAAATGTAATCACTTTTACCGGTTTCAGCACAGCAACCATCTCTGCTGGCATTCCGCAGAGAAAGCCGTCTTTCTGTGAAAGCTGAGATGGTGCGATATCCCAATCGTCCTGTTTCGTCCACCACTTGCCTTTCGACTGGCCTGAGTTGAGCCACTGGCGAGCGGCTGAATATTTCCAGCGGTTCCATCCATAGCCGGCTTCCTGCATACTGTTGAGGTTGCCATTTCTGGTTGCATACTGCATAGTTCCCAGGGACGTTCCTCCGGATCCGGAAGTGATAGGTACTGTCTCAATTGTTGTAATTCCATCCGCGGCATATGAAGTTGCCTTCCAGTTGGCTGCCGTCACATCCGGCATCTGGGTAAATCCGGCTACAGATCCGCCTGCTGGAACAGCTTTCGTGAGTGTAAACTGCCATGTTGTGTCTTTCTGTGCGTCTTTATCTCCCCATTTTGCGCCAAGTGTTACATTGTAGGTTCCGGCCGCAAGTCCATCGGGACAGCGTAAAAACGCACGGTTACTAAACTGTACACCAAATGGTGTAGTATAGTGGGCTTCCAGAAAGGTCCCCTGAAGGGTTTCTCCGTCCTCTAATTCTACTGTGTCAAAATGTGTGACCTGCCATGGAAAGTCATATTCCTGGTTCGCTGCGGTATCCTTCCATTTTTCAAGAATCTGATCTCCGAAGTCGAAAATCTTTCGAGTGATCCCGTTGCGGGAAAGTCCACTAAGCTGTCCCCATGTCGAAATGTTCTCCAGATCTGCTGACTGCGTAAATGCCATTGTCTGCAATGCCTGAGCGATTTCCTGCATGGTTGTTTCTCGCGGAAAATTAATAAGTGTCTGGTCTCCTGTTGCCATTTTTCTTGATTCCTCCTTGTTCTTATTTCTTGATATAAAAAAAGAACCTGTAAGGATTTCTTACAAATTCCGATTACTCTGTATAAATGATGTTCAGTCCGCCGTCTTCCGGGTCAATCTGAAACGTTATGTGATTCACCTGTGCCATTACTGCCGCCGCAGCCGCATTCGCATTCTCAGTAGCTTTTTCCGATGCTTCTGCACGAGCTTTTTCTGCATTCACTCTGGCGGCTTCTGCGGATGCTCTGGAAGTTTCCGCAGATGCCCTTGAATTTTCTGCGTTTTTTCGTGCCGTTTCTGCTTCAGACCTGGATTTTTCCGTAGATGCTCTGGCGGCTTCCGCAGATACTCTCTCTTTCTCTGTAGATATTCTTGAGGCTTCTGCCTGTGATCGCTTAGTTTCTGCGTCAGCTCTCGCTTTCTCTGAAGAGTTTCTAGCATTTTCACTACTGTTCCTCTTGCTCTCCGCTTCAGTCCTTGTTTGTTCTGCCTGGCTTCTGGTATTCTCTGCCTGATTGCGTGCCTGTTCAGAAGATGCTCTGATTTTTTCATTCGCTACTCTAGCAGATTCATTAGCCGATCTGGTAGATTCTTCCTGATTTCTTGCAGATTCAGCTCGCGCGCGGCTTTCTTCAGCGACGCTTCTGTTATTCTCAGCAGTTTGCCTTGACTTCTCATTTTTATCTCGGATATTTTCGGAAGTTTTTCTTGTCTCTTCAGTAGCAGATCTTGTATTTTCTGCATCAGCTCTGGCACTTTCAGCTTTGGATCTCTTATCTTCTGCATCAGCCCTTGCATTCTCAGCTTTTACCCTTGCAGCCTCAGCTTCAGATCTATTTTTCTCCGAGGCATTCCACCTGGAATCATTGGCTGCCCTTGCGTTCTCAGCTTCTACTCTGGATTGCTCAGATGCATTCCGCGTATTTTCTGATTTCTCTCTCTGCTTCTCGGTAAGTACCCTGGTATTTTCTGCCTGCCTTCTGGCGTTCTCAGCTTCGGATCTTTCTTTCTCAGCAGTTTTTCTTGCCTCTTCATTCTGAGATCTGGTGTTTTCTTCCTGCACTCGCACCTCTTCAACCTGAACTCTGGCAGCCTCAGCAGACTCCGTTTCTTCTGATACCGCATTCATCTTTTCCATAGCAGAGATAAAAGCCTCTCGGACCTCTTCGCCATATTCAGCCTTTCTCAGCTGTTCGATTTCAACTGATATATCAGCCATAGATTACTCCTTTCCGGAAAACTGAGTTGCGTATTCCTTTGCTTTCAGATCTCTCACTTCCATCAATACCATGCAAAGCATGTAGTCCATAAGTGAGGCCGGAATACCGTTGCGTCCCATGATTGCATACACCGTATTTCGGATTTCTTCTGTATATTTATCCAGAATTGCCCCAAGTGGTATATCACTCGGGGCAACTTCCGGTTCTACTTTTTCAGAATCTTTTTCTTCCGGATTTTCATTAACCGGTTCTGTTACTTCTTCGTTTTCTACTGCATTTTCTTCTTTTACCATTTTTACATCCTTTCATACAAATTCTGTATCAGTTTCAACATAGCAGGTATAATAACACGGAAATTCCAGTCCTCAACCTCTCCGTTTTCATTGATCTGTGCCGCTTCCGGAAGTGCAGCATATACATCTTCTGCGTACAAGCCAGGAAGTTTCTTCCCATTCAGTCTATCTGAAGGGCTCAAATAACCAACTTTATAGATGAACCAAGCCACCGGAATACTGAGTATTTTCTCAGCTTCTTCCAGTGTCATATATGCGACATGCTCCTTGTAGCGTTTTGAAGACGAGCTCAAATAACTTACAGTCACTCCATTACTTCCAAAAACCATATGCCCGCCAGATGTTACGTGTTTTAGATTAAATACCTTAAAATCATCCGAGCCATCTGAAAATTCCGACGTTCCTGGCCGTATTTCCACACCATGATTAAATACAAATGCGTGGGAATTCGCGCTTAACGTAGCAGAACCCGTGCTAATTTTTCCATCGGCAATTGTAAATTCACCAATAGTTCCTTTATTTGCTACAAAAGATCCATCCTTCTTGATTTGAAAATATTTGTTTGCCGTGACCGCTCCATTGAGATTAATTTTGTTGGCATTAATAGATATCTTCTCAGCCGTCTGGTTAATTGCAGATATGATCCCATCTTTTTCAACTTTAGTGCTGATTGATGATGCTGTCTGTGTGATCTTGGAGCTGAGTTCTTTCTCTGCATCTTTCGCCCTTGTAATTTCAGAAGAAATTGAATCGCTCAAAACACTGAATTGTGCCTCTGCCTGATCGGAACGGCAAGTGTAAATGCCTATATCTGTGATATAGATGCCACCATTAACACTGTTTTTTGTTGGATATATCTGCAAGGTATGGAACCCTTTTTTCATATTCACAACATCAGTTTCTATTTCTGTCCACTGTACGCTAAGATCTGCGCGTGATACTGTTTTTACAGCAGTGCCATCCAGCCTAATTTCAACCGAATTGTTTTCCTTGTTTCCAAGACTATACAAAGCAACTTTTAGTGCAATTTCTATTGGCAGATCATTTTCAAGTTCAAATTTCCATGACGCGCTGTTCGGGCAAGTCATTTCCACTCCGCCGATATATGCACAGGTTTTCTCTTTATACGTATATATTTTTCGGTTTTCCAATTTAGTTCCATTGGAACTTGTGCCGCTCCATCCAGAACAGTCTGTTTCAAACGACCCATTGGTGCAATAATTGTAATATACCTTATTGTTCACGGACATATTGATCTGATCCGCCGCAAGCTGTATTGCCGACTGCATTTGGGATATTTTAGTATAATCTCGCAATTTCTCATTTGTGGCATTATTGGCATCTTCAAGAGCTTTGTTTACCTTACTGGTTGCATCATTTGCCGCAGCACTAATCGCCTCGGACTTAGCGGTATTTGCAGCACCTTTCCAAACATCCTCTGCATCCTCAAACCGTACCTCAACGTCACTCTTAGTTATATAGGTCTCAGATATATTTTTAGTGACCTGAGCCGTGATACTGCTGGCCTGCTGATTGATAGCAGACTGTACCTGCTGAGTTGTGGCGTATGATGTCAACTGTTCTTTCAGGTCATCCTTACTGACATAAGACGTTGATATGTCAGCTTTCACAGAGCTCTTGATACTGTCAGCCTCGACTTTCAGTTTAGCTTCCAGAGATGCTGTGCTTACATAATTCTGCAGCTGCGTGGTCGTATTATTAACTGCATCCTGATACAGCCGTTTGGACTGATCTGTGGTCGTATAGTTCTGAGATACATTCAACAGGATACTTTTCTGTGCAACTTCAATTTTGGAGTTTATCTCTTCCGTTGTAAGGTAGTTCTTAAACTTTGAGTTTACCTCTGCCGTGATCCGGTTTGCTTCCGTAGTGATTTTGGCAGATACATTGTCGATCATCTCTGTAAGATCTCTCAGACATCGGATGTTCGTGACATAATACTCAGATCCGGTGGATCCTTGAACAGTAACAGCGACCGTTTTTGCCGCAGCTGTGATTTTCACCTCTTTTTTATACAGGTGGAATTCCTCATAAGTGTAACTGCTCAAATCAAAAGATGTTAAATTTCCATCAAACCCAACTCTCACTGTATTTGGGCGTTTTCCACTTGGGTATGCTCCATCTACAGCAATCGTATAGGTTCCCTCTTCAAGATTCCCGACGGACTGCTTGATCGTTACTGTACCTGTAGTTCCAAAAGCAATCTTGAAACATTTCATATTCAGGTACTCTGCCTCTGTCACCGTGACCGAGGAATTTGTTCCGGAAACCGTAAATTTACTCAGTGCAAGTGTTTCCTGTTCACCATTCACAATATAATTTTTTCTGGAAACATACTCTTTCAAGGACGATGCTGACAGAACAATCTTGCTCTCAGTATTCTTAATTGATGTACTGATGGTTTCTTTTAAGAGCTTTTCTTTTCCGTCTGTGTAATTATTACTTGCCGTTGTCGCATTTGTCTGAGCATTCGAAATGGATTTTTCGACTTCTTTTCTGTATGCGGCATCTATGGACTCAGCAACAACAGAATTTGCAAGGAGCATCTTTCCGTTGATCTTTCCATCCATGGTAAGGGCAATTCCATCAATCGGTCCATCATACCCCTCGCTGTAATGTGCAAGCCCTCCAAGTCCCCAACGCCACAGATAGGTAGCTTTGGTTTTGTACTCTTCATCATCGGCTACAATGAACTCTTCCGGCACATGGATTGCATGACCATTCTTGACCTGTGCATTTATCAGCTTCTTTGCTTCCGTTATAGCCGCATGGAGGATTTCTCTCTTCGAAGGTAGAGAATTTATCGTCTCTTCCATCTCAGCCGTATTCTGGGCGTTTGACGAGGTGTAGGTCTTGCTGCTTGTACTATCCCCAAGAGTTACTGTATTCTTGGAAAAATCAGAAATATAGACTTTTTTCTTTGTCAGTGGAAACTCTCGATCTAAGCCATTCTGTTTGGAAATGCAACGGATCTTATCGCCGATCTGAAACTCTTCCATCTGCTTGTCAAGCAGATTCATGTCAATTGCTTTGAGTTCCAGGACCATCTTCTCATATTGAACGCTCTTCAAATATTCCTGACCTTTTTTCATTAAATTTGCAGGAACTGTGACATCATCCCAAATCACTGCCTTAGTGATTTTCCCATACTCTTTTACAGCATTATTGTCAGTAACATAGATCACGCCACCGTTGACATCTGCAATCGTAAGACGATCATCCAGAACGCCAACCTTGTCGCTGTCGCTTTCAGTCTTTGCACCAAGCGGGATGATCCGGGTAGCAATTTCAGATGCATCCATATTTCTGGAAAAATCCAACAGGTTCTTACCAAACTCAATGGTCTGTGCATTCTTCCGGTAAAAATCATCGTCCGAAAGGTAATCAAGATACCTCAGACCATTTTCATGCCGTACAACAAAATGGCCGCCCAAACGATCCGTCAGGCGGTCTTTCAAAAGCTCCCTCGTATTATTATAGTTAGAATAACGGTACAGAGAATCATTACTGTCTGTCACCGTAACTCTGCCAAGAACAAACTGTTTTCGTTCCTCGACTTGGGAATTATGAATATCAATCAGGTCTTTGAGGTATTGTGACACCGTGAAATCCTGATACTCTTTGATTGGCTGTATGCTGTCACAGAAAAATGCAAGTTCTCCCTCGCAGAACACTTTTTTCACCCCGGAGAAGTCATCTTCATCGTCGTACAGAATACGTCCGTAAAATTCCGGAACTCCATCATTGTAGAAAACCACATCTGTAGTCAGTTTCTTTACATACTCATAGTTGGGGTGATCTGGATAGACAGTAAACTCCGCCTGTCCATTGATATTGTCCCCAGTCTCAAAGTACCCATCTCCACCAACGAACAGGTTCTGCTTCGGATCATGTAGCACATATTCTTTGTCATCCACAAAGGCTTTCACTGTATACATTACAGGACACCCCCTGTTCCGTCTGCTTTCGTCTTATACGGATCACAAGTACAGGAAATGACAATCTGAGCCAATACTTCATTGGCCTTTTCAGTATTCAGCTCACATCTTCCCGTATACTGATAATCCGGATCCGTATCAAGTGTGATCGGCAGTTTCTGTCCATGTAATGCCGTTGCAATGGTTGTAATCAATGAAGACCAATCTTTATAATTGCAATTTCTGGCATCAAACGAAAACTCTAGCGTCCTCATGCCATAAGTCACACCGCCGAACGTCGCCTCTGTAAGATCAAGAGAACCGTTCATACCAGGAACTTCGACACGACTTGTCTTAACTTCCGGCAGTCCTATCTTGATTTCTTTCAGTTTCAATCCCCACGCTTTGTAGGAATGGTTTGTTCCAAATGTAACTCCTGTTCCTGACACGATCATCCTCCTCTCTTTTTGTGTGCATCAATTCTGGCAAGGTTCTTATCTATGATCGGAGCCTGCGCCCTTCCGATTTCTCTGCCATCCAGATCAACATGTACATGTGTTTCTCCTGCAATCTCAACAGTCGTATCACCGGCTGTAAATGTTCCGGCTCTTTCTTTTTCCACCTTATAGGTCGTGCTGATGTTCTTATCAAGGGAAATCTTTCCTGTCTCTACCTTGACCACGGACTGCATTCTTCTTCCAAGCGATGCCATTTCTGTGTCCATCTTCTTGTACAGATCGGGCATTTTACTTTCAATACCTTCTGTAATTCCAGGTGGAATCCACTGTCCTACTTCATCCGCAAAAACCCTTGATGGGGAATGAATACCAAGAGCAGACTTTGCATTTCCTACAATATTGCTGAAGAAATTATATACGGAATCACGGAACCACCCGGCCGCATTGCAGATACCATTCCATACACCGGTTACAATATTGGAACCAACAGTTGCCATTTCTCCCGGCAGCCCCGAAACGCCATTTATCACAGCATTTACCAGTGTCGATGCAGTTTGTGCACCCATGCTCATCATGTCACTGGCCCAATCGCTTACTTTATCAATGGTATTTGACAGCCACTCCCAGATCTTTCCCGGTAATTTTGATATACTGTCGATCACCTTCGATACAAATTTTGAAGCTGTACTGTTCGCCTTTTTAAGCATTTCGCTTCCCCAGGAAGCAACCTTGTCTATGACTTTACTCAGCCACGTCCAGATCTTTCCTGGCAGCTCTGCGAAGAAATCTACGATCTTGCTTATAATCTTTGGTACAGTTTCGACCACATATGAAAGTGCTTTGCTTCCCCAGTCACTTATTTTCGACAGTACCAGTGACAAAACGTTCCAGATCTTTCCCGGCAGCTGTGAGTAAAACGATATGATGTTCTCAATGAAGACCGGCACATTTTGCGTGATCCAGGAAACAACATTTGAGCCCCAAGAAACAAGAGTCTCTATTACCGGTGCAATTGCATCACCTATTTTCCCCGGCAGTTCTGTGAAGAAGTCTACTACAGAAGAAATGATTTCCGAGACGACTGTAGAGATCGTCTCTCCTATGGAAGTCCCCCATTCTACGATGCCATCCGCCAGCCCGCCGACAGCCGACATGATTGCATCCGGAATTCCCTCAAAGAAAGGAATAGCAGTATTCTCCCACCAATCAGGGAGTGTTTCTGTAAAGAACTCTTTTACTGCATCCCAGTTGCATATTATAGCAATGATACCGGCAATCGCGGCAACAATCGCAATGGTAAGCGGGCCGCCAAGTGTCGCTACAATGCCGCCGATGCCAGAAACGATCGTGCTTCCAAGGCTTGAAAGCCCAGTTAGGGCAGCACTGCCTAAACCAGAAAAAACACCGCCAATTTTCGTAGTGATTCCTGCAATCTTAGGAAATTCAAGTGCAAGGACCTCACTAAATGTTCCAGCTCCGCCTTTTATCAGCGAAAATCCTTCTACCAGCTTTGGAATAATGCTGGTTGCGGTTTTTGCTCCACTTGCGAATCCTTGAATTGCTGAAGTTGCTGATCTTACAGTACCGGCAACTGCACTCGCGGTTTTCAGCGTGACAAACGCAGCTGCAATCTTTCCAATTGCTTCTCCGATGGAGCGAAGAGTATTTGGATCCGCGTCTTTCAGGACATCAAAGATCTTACGCACCAGATCCTGGACAACTTCCAGTTCTGGTCCGATTACACTTGTGAATCCGTCAAAGATTCCTTCAAGCAGGCTTCCGATCTGCGGTGATTCCTGCTTTATCCCCTCAATCAGTCCCTGTACAAACTGTTTTCCAACATCCAGGATCTCCGGAATTCCTTGTATCAGCTCAGACACTAGGGTAATAATGATCTTTGTTGCTGATGCTCCCAGAGAAGGGGCATTGTCAACTAAAGAATCGGCAAACTGGCTTAACGCAGCTTTTCCGGTTTCAACGATCTGAGGCAGGTTGTCTGCCATGCCAGCAAGAAATTCTGTGGCAAGCGTAGCCGCTGCACTCCAAAACGTACCTGCAAACGACAGAACAGTTTCTGCGATCGTTGTTGCCAGATTCGCTCCGGATTCTGCAAATTCAGGAGCATGTTTCATAATCTCCTGAATAAAAGTATCGCATAATGTTCCTGCCAGCTCGACCAGCTTCGGAGCTTCATCAAGGCCCATTTGTGCAAGCTGTGCCAGGGATGAAGCAAAGGAAACTACCAGTCCATTAAAGCCGTCCTTTGCCAGAGAACTATTCATGTCCTCCAACATGGAAGTTACAGTTTTCACCGTATCTTTCATCGGATCCTGTACTTTTTCGTATAAAGCGATCTGTACAGATTCCAGTGCACTCTTCGCAAGAGTGATGGCTCCTTGAAGATTATCGTTCATGGTATCTGCCATTTTTTCGGCAGCACCATCGGAATTGTAGATAGCCTCTGTCAGTTTATCGAAATCATCATCTGACGAATTGACGATTGCAAGCAGTCCAGACATTCCCTGAGTGCCTGCAAGAGTAGCTGCATACTTGGCTTTTAACGCACCCTCTGCACCATAGGCTTTTGCCGTCAAATCCTGTACAGCTTTGCTGTATTTCTTCTCTGTCAGCTCGCCATTCGCATACTGAGCATCAAGTTCTGCCAATTTGGACTGAAATTCATCCATCGGCATCTTGCAGTTTCCGAAGCTCTTTCGGAGGTCCTGCATGACATCCATAAGGGACTTCATGTTTCCCTCTTCGTCCTGCAGGGAGATGCCAAGATAGTCCATTGCAGCTGCCATGGAATCTGTCGGCTTCGCCAGGTTCGTAAATAACTGCCTCAGAGATGTTCCGGCCATCGAAGCCTTGATTCCTGAGTTTGCCATCAAGCCAAGGGCAATCGATACGTCCTTGTAAGAGTACCCCAGAGCACCAGCTACGGGAGCTACGTACTTAAATGACTCTCCCAGCATTGAAACATTCGTGTTGGAGTTGGAAGCTGCCGCCGCCAATGCATCAGCAAAATGTCCCGACTGGTCAGCTGCTTCTCCAAACGCTGTTAAAGCATCTGTGACAATATCAGATGTACTTGCCAAGTCTTCCCCGGATGCGGCGGCAAGGTTCATAATACCCTCAATACCGCCGATCATGTCCGAGGCTTTCCATCCGGCCATAGCCATGTACTGCATCGCCTCAGCAGATTCGGTAGCGGAGAATTTTGTCTTCGCACCCATCTCCTTTGCCTTATCAGCCAACTTTGTAATTTCATCCCCGGATGCTCCGGAAATAGCCTGTACTTTGCTCATGCCGGCTTCAAAATCACTTCCAGCTTTTACAGCTGTAGCAGCAAATCCAGATACCGCAGTAGCAGCACCACCGATGATCGCGGCTGTTGCCTTGATCCCTTTTGACGCAATGTCGGATATTTTGTCTATCCCGCCCTGAAACCCCGATGAATCAATCGACGTATCAAATTTTAATGTACCATCATAAGCCACAATCTCACCTCTCTTTTTGGCTCGATCATCGGCTCATAATGGCACTACTTGATCTGTTTTCCGTCTTTTAATTTTACTTCAAAAAAAGCGTGACAGTTCCGCCCCTTACAGGCAACCATCACGCCTCTGCATTCTGCCGAATCTTCAAAAAAAATCGGCATCTTGTATCCGCATTCGGGACACTGCACCCGATGCATAGATTTTGTTACTTCAATTTCTGACCACCTCCTTGTGCTTTCACGGCTTCCATTACAGGAGTCCGCTAAGATCTCCGCCATTCATAAGAGCGTTCGCGATTGCATCTGTCTTTTCAACCTCATCCATCGGCATAGGCAATGCATATAGATCTTTCATTTTCTGATAATAGTTTCTCTGCTCTGCTGTCATTTTTCCATCAAGTTTCATGCTTCGATACCCCATGATCTCTGAAATCTTTGTGTCCGACCGAAGCGAATGGAACATTGCTCGGAACTGCCACCAGTGCATATATGGCACTTTCTGTAGATCAATATGATACTGGGAGAGAAAAGCCGCATAAATATAATCATCGTCATGCTCAAACGAATAAATCCGCTGTTCATCATCCGATCCCAGTGCACCGCTTCGCTGTGCCTGCTCCTGACGGTATTTTTTCCCACCCTGATAGAACCACATGATCTGGTCAACCGCAGCGTCAAGATCATACGGTATTACTGGATAATACAATTCCAGAGCCTTTCTTGCCTTTTGAGCATCCTCTATCTCCGGATCCTGCATTAATATTTCAAATGCGATCGTAACCCGGAAATCAGAATTGATCGCATAGGGTTCTCCACCTACATAAACAATCTTAGGTAAAGGATCTATGAGCATGTTATGTTCCATCATGGGCGGGTGCCCTGATATGCTGACATATTTCCTCTGCCTTTCTTATGCTTCCTTCTTGCTGCCCTATTTGGTGTAGCATCACCTGGCATATATTCTCGGCTGATTTCTTTGATCTTCTCCCCGCTCTTATTGGCTTCACTTACTACGGTTGCAAACGCCTCCATGCTTTTCCCGATATGGTGCCTTCCTTCAAACACTTTTTCTGAAGTTCCATAGCCAAATATACTGTCAAAGAAGTCATTCACAACCTCGCACTGATAGCGTATAGCATCCGGATTGCTTTTCCCTTCATATGCTTTCTTGTCAGTAACACGGGCTTTTACTCTCTGGCATTCTGATTCAAACTTTTCGGCCATATCTGCATCCAGAAGATCCAGTTCCAGCTCTACTCCATTGATTACCATGCTCATATCCTCCTCTACGCTGCGGTAAACGCAGGTGTCTTTGTATTGAAATATCCGTTCACCGGATCTCCTACTGCATTCAGGTTTCCTTTTACAGACTGTTTCTTTTCGCCTTCAATACTGGATACCTCAGCAGAAACCAGGAATTTACGCGCTGCATAGGTAGAATCTGCGGATGCTTTTCCATCAAACAGTTCCACGCGACAGTATTCAAACTCCGCCTCTGCCCCAACCAGGTGATTTCTTCCAACAGTGTACAGGGCGTTTACTGCCTCCTGACTCTTAATCAGATGAGCCTCAAACGGGAAGACAGATTTATAAGATGTTACAGAAGAACTTTCGGACGCTTCATTCACATACTTACTGCTTTCGCTCTCTGCGCCAAAGTTTTCATTCAAACTGGTAAATCCAACTCCCATAAGAACCCAGTTCGGAGATTCCGATGTGCCGATATTGAGATAATCGGCAATCTGGTGTCGCTGTACAACGTCTCTTTTTCCTGTTGTCTCACTCATTTTTCGTTGCCTCCTTGTAATATAATAATCGCAAGGCTATCTGGTACCTTGCATTTTCCATTGCTCCATCATAGATATATCCAGGTGACAGTACCTCAATTTCTTCCGGGGTCATTCCATCCGGCATTTCTGGAAGGTTCCCTGAAAGGCTGCTTTCCTCTATCCAGGCAGCAAGATTCTCATAAAACTGTAAGTTTTCAATGTTTTGAAGCCTGTCCATGCTGTAGTATTCCCTGGAACCAAACTGAAACTGATACTGCCGCTCAGTACTTCCATCCACATACCTCTGTATGATCGGGTCACAGATACCGGTTTCGATCACATACTCCACGGCATCCTGACCAAGCGCATCTACCCTGAATATACCATCCTGTAAAAGAGGGCATTGAAGAAAATACTCCGTAATGCCCTCGATAATACTTTTCACTGCCATCCCTACACCTCAGATCTGTTTCATTCCACGCAGAATATCATCTTTTTCAGCAGTCTTCATTCGCTCAAACCACTTTGCACCACGGTTCGCATCGTAGGATCTTGTCTCTGCGGTATCATAATACTGATGTGCTGCATAAGGTGCTGTATATTTAACCTCACCACTTCCGATAGATGTCCCCAGTTTTCCTGATGTCTTCAGGAATCCTGTCTTGAGCGGTACCCTTGGGTCACACCTTCTGAGGACTTCTGAATCCACAAATGCCTGCTTCTTCTGGAAATTGGCATTCATCCTGTTTGCAAATCCCGATGCCCACGAAAATGTTCCTTTACCGTTCTTCCCACTGAAAAAACTGCTTCCCGGAGTTGCAATCTTTCCTACGCCACTCATGCTGCACCTACTTTCCAATGTCTTACCCTTGGGCTGCCCCTTTTGGTATTGTCCGCATACCCGGTAACTTTTATCATCTTGCCGTATTTCTTATTCAAATACACGCCAACATCACTGATTGAACTTGCGGTAATTCTGCCGTAGCGAAAGCTGAACGGATCCCAACGCCATTTCTTACCGTAATAAATGCCAGCTTCAATGTCGTTCCATTCCGGAACGATCATCCCTGTCCGAAAACTGAAATCATCCCAACGCCAACGTTTCGGGTACATCAGCTTCGGGAAGATATAGTCTCCTTCTTGAATTGTCCAATACTTCGGAATCTTTTCCAGTGGCAGTCTTCGGTATTCTTCCGGCGGCAGGAACGTTCGGTTATCCTGAATATGTGCTGTGTATGGAATCCGGATAGCATAGGCATCCTGGCTCTTTTTATACCCATCAGCTCCAGACACACCGCTGTTTTCATGCCAGCTGATGCCATAGATCCTGGTCGGAAAATAAGATTCTCTCCTGTCCGGACCTGTGATCGCATTAAAGATCGTCATTTCCTCAATGGCGTTTATCATGGTCCATCACCATCCTTAAAATCGTACTGCTTGGAAAAGCCACGATACAGCAGACCTGTCGGAGCCAGAAAAAATCGTATCTTTGCCACGGCATTTGCAATTGCATCTTTCTGTGTTCCTCCAGTGGCATAAGTCACAGAATAACCATCGTTGTTCTCGGACACAATTTCCCGTGTCGCTCTCACTTCGTTCTGATACAAGCATTCCGCAGCCGCACATGCAGCTCTTTTCACGGATTCCGGAACTACGTCAAGTCTTTGGATTCTTCCGAAAGTAAGCCGGTCAATCAGAGCTGAGGCAACCAAGATGTTCGGACCAAACTTCTCAGCCGTAATCTCTGTGCCAAGATAGTTCTTGATGTAATAGGCATAATCTGCATACTTTCCGTTTTCCATATCGTACCTGCCTCTCAGTCTTTGGTTTTCTTGTTCTCTTCTTTTTTCTGCCCGGCAGGATCATCCAGATGGATCGCTCCTACTTGTCCAGGTTTCTCATTCAGATCGGTGAGGCTGTACCCCAGTTCTTTATAGTAGGCTGACTTGGAATCCGGAATCCTGCATACAACGTTACCCTTCTGTGCAAGCTGCATACTTACGCCTCCTGATCTGTCTTCTTAGTGGACTTGCTGGTTGTCTTCTTGGTTTCCAGCTCAGAAATCTTTGCTTTCAGCTCGGCGTTTTCCTTCTGAAGTTCGTCAATCTTCTTATCGGCATTCTCCGCATACAGGGTAGCTTCTTCCAGTTTTTCCTTCAGTTCCACTACTTTTCTTTCAAGATTTTCCGGCTCGATCACCGTTTCTCCTGCTTCGTTAGAAATTACATAGCCCATTTTCGCATATTCCTCTGCTTTTTCTTCTGCAATGGTAAGTACACGATTGGCTTTCTGTGCAGTATAACTCACTGTTTTCCCTCCTTCATTCACTATTCGTGCCCGGGAAAACCCAGGCACGTAATCCGATCATCACGCCTCTACAGACATTCTGATTCCTTTATTCTTGTTTTTCAGCACGAATACATCTTCGTGAGACTCCTCGTAATATACATACTTTCCTTCAGACAGAGCAGACGGTGGATCGAGTTTTGCAAACTCATAGCTGGTCGGTGTGATAACAGAAATCGGGTTAATCAGCATCATGTTAACCTGTTTCGCACCTGCGGCCGGTTTCCATCCCTGAGTGAAGTTGTACAGTGTTTTCATAAGTTCTGACGGAACCTCTGAGATTTCTACTTCTTCCAGTGCCGTGATTGCTCTGGAAAGTCTGTTCTGAGCTCCAACGTTCAGGGTTCTGTAAATTCCCTGTGCGCTCTTGAGCAGAGTATTAACTGCCGGAGTGACGTACAGCAGAAGCCCTGTCTTCGGAACTCTTCCTTCAGACATCTCTTCCAGGAATTTATCAAACACACTGAGGATATTCTCCGTTGTAAGCACGGTAGTGTCTGCTTTTTCTCCCTGTTTAGTCCAGTCAGCATAGATCTTGGAAATGGTATATGCATCCATTTCCGGAAATTTCTGTTCCTCATTGAACACTTTTGTAATGTTCGCAATGGTAGTTACCTGGTTTGTTTCCTGAACATCTCTCGGATGAACAAGAGTAGACCATTTTCTCTCGTTTTCAAGTGTCAGCGGGATCCAGCTGTTGTCGTAATTCCTTGCGGCTGTAGCGATGGTATCTCTTGTGGAATCAACACGTCCTGTTACGGAAATGCTCGGAATCTCAATGGTCTTTCCGTTTAACCATCTGTATCTTCCGTTATTTGGTGTTGCATACAGAGCACCAAAATACAGGACATACGGAAATGCCTGCTCCAGTGATCTCTGGTATTCCTGTGCATAGTTTAATGCTGTCATAGTCTGTTTTCCTCCTAATCATGTTTTCTGACCCCGGTAAATCCGAAGCTGAATGCCGGTGTATTTTCCGGATTACTGTGTGACTGGGTTGATGCTACAAAAAACGGCTTATTTTCCGGTTCATTAACCTCCGGTTTTTCCTCTGTCTTAAAGGCTCCTTTGTAGTCCTCACTCTCCATAAGGGTTTTCATGTAGTCCTCTGCACCAAGGAATTTGCCGTCTTCCAGCTTGAATCCTTTCTTGTTGAATTCTGCCATGATTCCCTCGCGGGCCGGCTTGCTGGTGAACTGATACTTGCTCATAAACATATCGGCAGCATGCGAATACTCCTGTGCTTCCAGTCTGTCTTCCAGAGCTTTTGTATCGGCATTGTACTTGTCTTCCCATTCTTTCGCTGATTTCTGGATGCCCTCAATATCCATATCCTTATAGGACTGAATCTCTGCATTGGCATCTGTGAGCTGCTGTTTTACTCCGGTCAGCTCTGTAACCTTGGCATTGTACTTTTCTTTAGATACATAGCCACCACCGGACAGATCTGCAATTTTGATATTTCCATCTGCATCAATGGCAGCTTCCAGTTCCTCATAAGTCATTGCCTTCGGTTCTTCGCCTTCCTTCGGTGTTCCAAACAGTTTCTTTAAAAAATCGTAAGCCATTCTGCTTACCTCCCTTTCTTCGCTGATTTCATTTAATTTCCGGTTCACTCCGGCACCGCTATCGTGCTATATATCCTGGCACGATCAGGAACGAACAGTTTAAACGCCATGTTCGGGGCAATAAAAAACAAGCTGCATTTCCAGCCTGTTTCTGTTGCGTATGATATGCTTGTAGCTTCGTGATAGCCCTCAGGAGCTTTTATAACTGCTTGAATAGAGAAATTATTGCATTTAGCTATAAAAGCCCTTAAATGGTTTCCCTGTAACCCAAGGGACGGGAGATATTCGGATCACCTCCTTCAAAGTGGTTCGTAGCTTCTTGCAAATTCTTTTCTGCTCATAGCGATCATCCCTCCTTCCGGTTTCTTGATAATATAGTCTCCGATTCTTACGTGGATTCTCTGCATCTTTCCATAGATCGTGCATCCATATACTTCTGTATGATCCACAACCAATTTCCGGTCAATCATTATATGTTCTTCCCGAACTGCATCAATGAACCAGCTCGGAGCTCTTGCATCTGCGTCTTTGGTAAAGATAAAAGCATCTACCTCTACCGGTTTATGTCGAAATCTCATATCAGTCTCCGTGGCCTATCATCTATCCACAAAGTACCAGTCTTCTGCAAGGCAGTCACGGATAGACGGAACCCACATTGCATGGCTGCCATCTACTGTGCTGATCTGCAGATACGGCTCACATTTAAACAGATCCCCTTCCTGCAGTCCCCATGCTTCAGCAGTCTGCTTATTGCATGGAATACCATCCGGGTATCCCTTCTGATACACAACGGAAAGTCCTTTTCCATTCCATCCTTTACGGGCAAGTCTGTATCCTTTTGCCAGATACTTTAATGCAGCTCCAAAACCAAATGCCTCTGTTCCTCCAAGTTCCGGGCAGTTCTCTTCATCAGCGATCAGCCATTCTTCACTGCAGATATTTTCCATCGTGTAAGACATAATAGTTGATTCTCGAATATCAACCTCATCCCCGGTTCTAAGGTGCATGATGATCGTTTCCTTCTCAGTATCCCAGTACCAATACCCTCCCCATGTTGGCAGCTTTACCTTATTTCCGGATCTCATTTCTCTGAATGCGTCTGCAAATTTCATAGCTTTATTCCCCTTTCTCGTAATCTTCAATTACTGCAATGCCGTACTCAATAGCACAAGTGTTTTCAATCTTGCACCCTCGGGCTTCATCCCATCCTTGTGCAAAATACGCCACGTCCGCAGTTGCCAGCAATTCCAGAGACTTTCCAAGGAACCATAAAGGCTTTGCATCTGCCGGCGCTGCCTGAAAGAATGAATCAATTACTTCCACTGGCTCACCTACCAGCTTTTCTGCACTTTCAATCGCTTTTTTTCTTACTGCAAGGATTTCTTCATCTGTCTTTCCTCTCATTGGCTGACTAATAAATAATTTCTTCATCTCTCTTATTCCTCCACTTTCTCATATGTTTTTTCAAAGATATCCGGCTTGCAAGGATATAACTCCCCATTCACTCCCCGGATAACGTAATCTCCTACAGATACATGATGTGTACCTTCTAAAGTTTCAATGAACAGTCCAAGCTCTGCATGATCTACATCTGTGAGCTTATAACCATGATGCATGATTCCAGATTCAAAAGCAGCTGCCGCCCAGTCTGGAACACAATATCCGCCGTCTGAATTTTTCAGATCGCCTTCGTACTTGAATGCATCAATAACTACCGGTTTCTTTCTGTACTGCATAACTTTCCCTCCTATCTTTTCTTTGCTTTCCTGTTCGCCCATACAGCTTTTGCACTTACTGAGCGGTTAAAAGACACCAGATTGCCTTTATGGTCCTTAACAGCAACAACCTGTGTTCGTGCAGATTCCGGTCTGCGGTTTGTCTGCCTGCAAAATTCCTGCATCTGTTTCTCTTTTTTCTTCAATTTCACGGCTTCTTCCGTAAATTTTTCGCGAAAATAAGCCTTTTGTTCCTCACTATCGGTACTTTCTATATACGAATCATACCCTGCAAGTATTCTTTTGTGCTCCCGGATAGAACGTTCATATGCCCTCTGTCTCTGCATACAGTCATATTCTGTGAGCAGATCACCATTGTAGGAATACTTTGGCTCACTGTAGCTATCCAGCATATCTTTCGTGTATGCCGGCTTAGATATACCTGGCCAGTACGGGAAAAAACTATGCCGACAGTTCCATCCACATAGTCCCTCGCCTGTTCCATAGCCGGTTGCATCATAGAAGTTATCATGATCGCCATCCGAACCCTCAATCCGGTACACTCTGCCCTGCCAGGTTGCATGGGACGGTCTGGCTCCGGCATGGGCTGTAACTTCATAGTATTTGGCATCCATGTCTTCAGCGTACAGTTCTGTCAACTTCCCGGCTGTCTGATTTACACCAGTCAGCAAAGCAACTCTCATTGCAACATCAATCTTAGATGTGTGGCCGCTGCTGTACAGCACGCTGGTTCCATCGACAGCGGCAGATCGTATAGCCTGCCTGATAGCTTCCTGGTAAGAAAAAGCACCGGACGAGGCTTTCATATATGCCTCATTCAGTGCCTGCAAAAACTTCTGCTGTGTAGCTGCCGCCGTTGTCAGTGTCAGATTGCTTATTTCTCCCTTGCACTTCTCAGCTGCCGCATTCATTACCTGTTTCATTGCATCTGACATTCTGAGTTCAGATGATTTGAGCTTTCCGGCACGGATAAGTGGTGCAGCATCGTTCTTCATCCCAACCAGTCCTGCGTCCTGAAACATCCGGTATACTTCTTTTTCTGACATTCTCGTAAGTACGCTGACCTCCCGAATCACATCCTGCATAAGTGCCCCAGACTGTTTCGCCTGTCGAGCCTGCCATTTTGCAGTGCTTGTCATGCCTCCGGTTTTTGCAATCCTCCTTGCAATATCCCGCGTGATCTGTTCATTGAGAACGTCGCACATGCCAAGATACCCATCAGTAAACTTATTAAGATACTCCGGTGTCAGCATCTGCCCCTCCTACTCTTCCGGCGGAAACTGAGGTGTCTGCTCTGGCATCATTGCAAGTGCTTCTTCTTTGGAACATCCAAAATACCACTGGAGGAAATCTTCTGTCTTCAGCTTCCCTGCAAGAACCATAGCCCATCGCCTCTGGTATTCTGCGTCGGTATCTTCCAATACTCCATCTCCCCAGCTACAATTGAGTTCGGTCTCTCCATCTGGAACAATGTCATATAGAACTGCCAAAGTCCGCATTGCTTCTATCAGACCTTCAAAGCCTCTCTGCCATGCTTGCTGCATAGCATTGACTGTATGGTAGGATCTCTGCTTTCCGTTCTTGATCTCAGTAGCTGTTTTCTCAACATCCTGCATCTCTGAAAGTGTACCAGGAGCCAACCCGACAAGAAGCTCTATGAGTTGCAACTGCTTGTTCAGTCCTTTTGCCTGTGCCTCATACCTGATCTCAGGAGCGTACTCTTTGATAAAGCCACCTCCGGAATCTGCTGAATCAAAATCGAAGGTACGGAACAACCGTTCTTCTCCTGCCGGAAGAATTGGCTTCCCTCTTCTGTCTTTCTTAAACAGGGATTCGTCAGCATTGATAGCCGCCTCTGTTGCTTTGTATTCCCACAGGAACCGTCCATACTGGGTGTCCGTATCTTCGATCACTTCCACAGCACGGGAATACACAGAAACGCCTAATGGGGAGGACGTATCAATGTTATTCGCAACCGGAACCTTGATGTATACAAACAGAGGCTTGTCCATGTTCCCGATCGTTACCGGCTCTTCGGATAAACCAGCCCAGTCCGGCACAGTAGCCAGTGGAACTTCTGTCTGGAACCGGTCATTGATAGAGTACCCTCCATCAGCGTCATACTGGAATATCTGTTCCGATCGGAACGCCTTGTTCGTGATCGTGTACTCTCTACCGTTCAGCTCATGGTATTCCAAACGAGTGTACAGATAATCTCCAATCTTCTTACCCTCAACGAATACCGCAGCCGTAATCATTTCGTTGGTGTATGCACATGGAAAGAAATCTATGGACCTCACGAAATCCAGCCGGATCGTTGTTGGCCGTCCACTATCATCTATTCCAGATACATACGGCTTTATAGCAATTCCTCCACCGGCACAGTACCATTCAACGAATTTCTTCAGTTCAACCGTATCTTTCTTCAACTGCTTATCAAGGTATTCCGCCATAGGGCTTCCTGATATTTCAATCCGGAACTCCGTCAAGATCAGCCTGGCAAACTCAGACGAAATCACAGCCGGAAGATTCAGCGGCCGTGTGTTGTTCTTGCCGCCTTTCCACGGCGGTTCATTCTTGTACATATCCTGCCATAATTCAATGGCATTCTTCATTGCTCCTGATTCACATATCTGTACTTTCAGGATCTTTTCAATGCTGTTACCCGGAAGCAAGCCTCTCACCAACTTTCTAACCATATTTTTTAAAAACGCCATTCCTTCACCTACTCCACATGGTTCATATATTTTTTCATGTCACGCTCATAGCTGTATTCAAAACCATCGAGCGTATCAATGTCACTGGTTCCATCGTCCAGACGTTCAAGTTCCACAGTGTCCGGTTTCCACACAGCCATACTCAATGCATCTTCCAGGGTTTCGCACAGTTCTGTGTATAGGAACCGGTTCTGAGCTACCAGCGATGTAAAACAAAAGATTCTGTCGTTGATTCTGTTCTTCTTCGCATTGGCAATCTTTAGATCTCCCTTGTTGTTCTCTGCGGCCGCCGTCCGAAATCCTCTGATAAGAACTTGTTCTGCCGAGTCGCAGTATACCGCAGTAACAAATCCAAACAAATCCAAGATTTTATCCACAAACTCCAAAAAGAGCTTGCTTAGTTCTTTCGGATCCAGTTCTTTTGTATGCAGTTCAGAAGCAAGCCCGACCAATTTTTCATATCCAGCAGTCGGAGCAGTAGCAACAAAGGAATGGCCTGAACCATTCCCTCCAAAGTCAACTCCTATATAGATATGCTGTATTTCTCCCTTGTGGATCATTTTCTGTACGTCTGCAACTGAAATCTTCATCCGGTTGTTATCCTGTGCCGCCAAGGAAGCAAACTGGGTATATACCAAGCCTTCCGCAATACTTCTCTTTCCAAGGATGTCCCGAACGTACCAAATGCTATGCTCATCGTACTGACTTACGATTTCTTCCAATCGTTCCTGAGTAATATTGATATTCTCAAAAATCGTGAAGTGTGCATAATTATAGCCGCCCTTCAGCGTGCCTTCCCTTGCTTTCCGATCGTACACATCAAGGTAATTCTCGTAAATTGGTGCTTTCGGATGCTCTGGGTTCATATCCCAAAATATCTTCCTGTTCTTTGCTGCTAGTTGTCGGTTGAACGCCTCTTTAATAGCACTATCATGATGTAAGTTGATTTCGGTAGCAATCCACATGCCATAAGAGTTACCACGGATTTTCTTGTAACTATCAGAAGATGAAGCTCCTGCAAAAATCACAACCTTCGGTTTAAAATTCGTCATTGGTCCTTGGATAATCAGTGCTTCCATATCCTTATATTTGCCCCAGTGGCATTGACCTCTGAATATCCATTCAAGCCCAAAACCATTCGCATCGCCTATATTCAACTTAGCATTACCCATCGTAGATCCAGTAGCAAGATGAATTTTGTCCGGTGTAGTCTTCAGCTCATGTGCGAAAGCAAAAACATTATCAACAGTCTTTCCAGAACGAACAGCACCTTCCAGTATATTAAATGTTGCATATCTGCACTTCCGGATGTATTCCTTATGTCCCTCACCAAAATTAAACTGTATTGTTTTCTTCCGCCTCAGGTCCGACTTCTTGATTTTCTTTACTTTCTTGTTCGTTGCCATAAATCTCTTCCTCGATTTCGTCTAAATCCTCAATCTCTTGGCCGATACCAGCGTCACGCTCTTTCTTGTACTCGAATTCTGCTATTTTTAATTCGAGTTCTCTTTCCCTAAGTTCATATGCTGGGTTTTCTCCAACAGTATCACGCAGAAATGCAGCTGCTTTTGTGTTACCTTTCATTGCCTGATTGATCACACCAACCATTACCGCTGTCTGATATGTGAAGTCCTCCTCTGATATTCCCATGACTGCCAGCTTTTGTTTTAACTCTTTCGCAGCCTTCGGAACCTGCATATCAAGCAACATTTTAGCTGTATCTCGCATGGCTTTCTTCCTGCGGCGTGCTTCACCTGATGCGATGCCACCTTTTCGGGCTGTTTCCACCTGTTGTTCCCCTGTTCGAAAGCGAAATGGCTCCCCATTTTTTAAGTTTTCCTCGTTCGGCACCGTCACCACCTCTCTGTTCTGTCATTATTTGAAAAAATCAGATAAAATATGGGTCTTTTCTCTCTTTTTCCATCTGTGCCATAAACTTATTCGGTGCCGTCATTCTACACGGAATATCGCATCTTGCCATATCTGTTTTTGCTCTCACCTTAGTTTCCAGGATATCCCTGTCCATTACATGACCTATAATTTCATATGGTTTATGGCAGCAATACATCACCTGTCCATGCTCATTTACAGCAATCTGTGCCCACTGTGCTGTACAGATTCTTTCCTGCTCGTCAATCATATTCCATTTGAAATTCAGCTTTACCCTGCTGTCCTTCTTTTCCAGTTCTTTAATCGTGTATACGATCTCTTTGATATGACCACCTGAATATTCATCCGGGTATGCAATACCCCCTGTGCTTTCTATCGGACGGAAGCTCATATAATCAACGTCAAGATCGCAATTTGCTTTATAGAACTTATATACATCATCTGGCCAGCTCACCACTCTCTGAATACCCAATGTTGTTTCCGGGCTTTCCCTTCTTTTCCATTCCGCATATGCCTGAATATTATTTCTGACCTTTTTATATGCTCTTACACCTCGGCTTTTTTCGTAGCTGTCCTCATCCCATCCATCCAAGGAAACTTTCAAATAGTCTGGTTTTATGTACCGCATCTCATTGAAATTCGTATTGATTCCATAGTGAACGTTGTGTTCCTCCAACCAATTTGTAATCTTCTTAAAATCCCTGCATAATGTAGGCTCGCCTCCACCTGTCAGGATAAAACCTTTCACGCCAAGTTCAAGCAACCTTTTCGCATACTCAACAAATTCTTCATACCTCATTGAATATGCGCCTGTTTCCAGTTCCCACCGTCTGTAGGTGCAATATGGACATTTATTATTACAATAATTTGTCAGGAATATATCTGCTGTAATCGGCCTGCGATCATTTAGTGCTCTTTCTATATGAGCGAACATCTTATCCCCTGCAATATTTTCCACGCTATCGCACCTCCTTCCGGTATTTTTCATTTATGATCTTCGGAACACAGCATTCCCAGTCTATCCTATGATGGATCCTCTTATGTTTCGTGTGCATCATACTGACTTTGATGCAACTTGGCATTGCCATTACAGAATAAAATGTCTTTACATATGTTCCTGTTTCAAGGTATGATTCCGTCATTCCTCCGTCAAGGGACTGCGTAGGAATCTGGATTACGCACATATTGCATAATGTGAAAAATAATCTTCCTCTGCTTCCTAATGTGGTGTATGTTGTAACATCCTCATTCATCGTACCTCTAAAATCTATCGGTCTATCAGTTCTACAGAACAGGCTATTCATAGCTTTCCGCATCAATCCCTTTTTGAAGTTTCCTCCATCCAGACCGCCTACGAAATCGCCTCCCTGTGCAAATGCTACTGTAGCTGCACCAGATATGTCCAGAAAATGAAGCATATCCTCGAAAATCCTGTCCATCTGTTTCACCGGTTTTCCTAACAGCTTATTTCCACTTGCGTATCGAAAATCTATTTCCTTGTAATCATCATCCAGCATCAGGAAATATTTCAGACCCAGTTCTTTTGCAATCCTGAATGTTTCGTTTCTGGCGTAGATAATTGCCCTATGCTCATTGAAATTGTCCATCGTGTCTGCTCGATCATACGCCGCCTGCTTATCGAATATTATTACACGCTCAGGTCCGAAGTTTTTACGGTATTGATCCGCGGTCTCATCTTCATTATCAATAATCATGTACCACTTTCCTGTATATCCACCTTTTTTCAGGGCTCCCATTGTTGCCACATTATCTGCCCGGCCATGTGTCAATATAAAAACAGCAAAATCATTTCTCATGTTCTATCATGCCTCATTTTTCCTGTATCTCTCATTAAGAATATAAGGTCTCAATGCTTTCGAATTAATCTTCATAGTAAAATCGTTTTTCTTTGGTACAATCTTTATTACATCCGGTCTTGACATTAACACCATAAAGGCATTTGTATAGTTTGAGGATTTTGCATACATCTCTTTGCAACCACCTGCATTTGTTCCATTTTCTGGCGTGTTTGTTGATAATATCATAGGCGAAAACTCCGCCTTTCCAATTTGCAAATCCCGTATCACTGCAACCGTATCTTCCCACATAATACTTTCGTAAATCACAGGATCGTCTGTACGATACAACATAAATTTTGACAGTGTAAATTTCACACCATCTTTTACATAGCCATTCATTCCCCCGATGTATGCCCCATCCTCTGGCATTCCAATTGCTGTAATGTTGGTATCTTCTAAGTACCGAACCAACGATTCGATCACTTTATCAACATTCTTTGAAATTTTCTGAGTAACCATTTTCCCTGAATGCCCGTCTTTTATATTCAGACGCCTAATATCATCATCACATACAAAATAAAATTTTTTTCTCAGTTTCTTTGCAAAATCAACACATGCATTTCTTGCAAATAAAGCACCATTCATAGGAAATTTATTTATATGTGTATCTACATTGACTGCATATTCTTTCTTATCAAAAATAAGCAGTTTATCTTTGTAATTCTTTTTATATATTTCCAGTTCCTTATCCTGATTGTCTACGACCAGATATATTTCTCCTGAATATCCTGCTTTTCTTAAGCAATTAAACGTAAGCTGTTTTTCTGCTCTGTTGTGCGTTATTATAAACACGGCAACATCATTCCGCATTTTTTTCATCCTCCATAACGTCCAAGACATCGGCAAATAAACTGGCAAAACCATTTGCAATCGCATTATCTACATCTATGATCACAAGGGCTGATTTCTCCATTAACTTCTGCATCTCCGGTGTTGCATGGGCATAATACTCTGCAATATTTCTGTAATTGAAAACATTGTGCCTGCCGGCTGCATCCTTCAGGAACTGTCTTTCATCTTCTGTAATGCCTTCTGCCTTCTCAATTTCTGCGATCAACTCTTTGCTTTTTTCTTTATCCAACATTTCTGCGATTGTAGGGCATTCCCCTGTAATCTCATACTGTGGAATATTAGTTTTCATTGTATAGGTATTATCCTCTATCTCATCGGCAAAATCTGTCTCACTTTCCTCGAATCCAAACATCGACATATCAATATCAAGAATCTCTGATAATTCCTGCTGCAACAATTCTTCATCCCATGTGGCGATCTCAGCGGATTTATTATCTGCCAGGCGAAATGCCTTAATCTGTTCCTCTGATAAATCATCTGCGATAACACAAGGTACTTCTTTCATTCCTAGCTGTTTTGCTGCCTTTATTCTTGTGTGCCCTGCTACAATCACATTATCTGTAGTAAGCACAATCGGGATCTTGAAACCAAATTCCTTGATACTTTCCATTACTGCCGGTACTGCTTCGTCATTGACCCTTGGATTTTTTTCATATGGAAGTATGCTTTCAATACTCCTATACTCAATCTGTATTTTCCCCATGTCGTCTGCTCCTTTCTCATTTTGCACATAATAAAAAGGACCATGCTTTTATACATCGTCCCTGTTTCTCTCATTTATTTTATTGTTTTACCTTCTCTTAAAATGCCCCACCTCGTAAGGCAGGGCTAAATGAGAAAGAATCGGCACAACACAGCCGGCAACAAGTATTTGTGAGGGCATGTTTCACATCCGCTTGTTGCAGTTTATACTTTAGCACATTCCCTTATGTACTTCTAGTACACTTCGAGAGGCATTTTGCGGCATTTCATGTACACTTCATGCCCTTTTGTATACATTAAGCGGCATTTTATGTACAAACAGCGGCAATTAGCGAACACTAACTATTTTCATATTGCCTCTAATATCAATTCTGCCAGCATAACCGCATATTTCTTCTCAAATTCCTGTAATGCCAATCCATTTAATTTCTGCACACTTCGTACATTTCTTTCTTCATCAAATGCTGACCCGGCTATCTTCTCCCATGACTGAAAATGGATATATCTACAATTCAGTACCGTGATATAGCTTGCATTATCCAGATCATTTATTTGTTCTGATACCTTCATCCGGAACTGCATCAAATCTATGATCTTATCATCAATTCTTCTCTCCATCTCATCAATCCGTCCAAACAATGTCCCGAACTTATCATTATTCCTACTGCTCTGTACTCTTTCACCTTCACCGCCTCCACCTAATGAATACAGCATATCCTTTACCGCTTCTTTATCTCTTTTCAGATTTTCAATCTCTGCCTGTTTATGTCGCACTTGCTCTAAATATTCTTTCGCCGTCATAAAATGCCCCTCCAGAAACTTTATTTGACTAATACTCCACACCTGATGTATAATCAGGCTATCCGTTTGTGGGCTCTTGTCTTTGGTATTTCTGGCAGGGGCTTACTTTTTTATTTAGATTTTCTTTCCCCCATGTCTGTATGATCTGCTTTTATTAAATTCCGCTTTTTCCACCAGCATTGCTTCCAGATCAATTCCGTAATATCCGCACATATCCATAATACGGATTACTGTATCTGCCAGTTCTGATGGGATTCCTTCTGGTTTTCCATCTTCTCTGTAATATGTTTCAGTTGGCTCCTTACCTTTTCGGTATTCCTCCAATGCTTCTGACAATTCACTATGGCACAATGCAATCAGAGTTCCAAATTCTGGAGGTTTATCCCACCACCCATGCTGTACCGCTATTTCATGTACATCTTTTACCATATTGTTAATCTTTCCCATTGTTCCTGATCCTCCTAAACTGCTGCTGCCTTTTTCTTTTTTCTGAACATCCGTACTGCCTCACAAGTAGCAAAATGTGAGATATATCCAAATCCGGTTGCATGTTCCGGGTGATTCTGAACTATGCCGGTAACCACTTCACCATTGGTAAGGACAATTCTGTCCTTGCCGCCTTTTTGTTCTTTGTAATATACAAAGCTAGGATCACAAGGCATATTCTTACCGGCTTTTGTTTTTATCCACATGATCTGTTTCCCGCATTTTGAGCAGTTTCCAAATGAATTTTTAAATCTCATTTTCTCCTATTCCTCATCGTACTCATAATCATCGTCTGAGGATTCTGTACCGCCGCTTGCGCCGTTTGTATCGTTCTGGTCCATAATTTCCCCACCGGAAACATTTTCACTGCCAGAACCGCCGTTATCCACTTCTGTCGTGTCCTGTTCTGGACCTTCCAATAACGGCATGTTCTGCGGGAGTGCTGGTGCTTCATCTACAACGGTTGCCTCGGCATTTATAATATCAGCATACTCAGGATCGAAAATGCTCTGCTGTCCTCCCTCGGAAACATATCTCAGGACATAGCGTTTCAGCTCATCATCGTAGACCAGTTCCATTCCTGTATCATTCTTTCCGTCGAATCCATCTTTCACTGGTACCTGCGTATCAATCTTATATTTCAGTACCGGTTTATGTACTTCCCTGGAACTTCCGTTTCCATCAGGAACAAAATCTGTGCTGATAGATAAATTTACCTTTAAGGTAATAGCCCCCTCATCAGAATGGTTCTGTTCCATTTTCTGGAACAATCTTTGAAGCAACAGATTGAAAGATTCTCTGATCTTCGAGAATGTTTCACTCTCCATTGTGATTTCCTGCCAGTTCATAATTTCCATTGTTGTTATCCTCCTCATTTAATTATTTTTTAACTGGTATCTTTATATCCAAAATCCGGACTTCCACTCTGGGATCATCAGAATAAAATTTTCTTACCTGGCAATCTACAATCTGAGTATCATCGCGGTATGCAATTTTATTCAATGCATCTGCAATGATCTTGATGCAATTATCCATATCAGGTTTTTTGGTCGGCCTGATAATTCCAGCTCTCATAAGCTCTTTTTTCTTCTTGGACTTACTCCGCGGAATTGTGTAATATGCTTTTATTCTCATATCCAGCATAGCATCATCCAGAAATTTGATTTCTCCACACTGATTCAAATATTCCATACGAACCAGGTTTTCATAAATTACTGTATCTTTTGGCGTAATGGCGCGACCTGTTTTAGTATTGAACCTTGGTCGCCCCTTTCCCTTTGGTTCACCATGTACTATAAATTTAACTTCCATTTCTCTCCGCTTCCTCTTTATTTTGAGGTGTCTGCGTTATCTTTCAGATCAGTAGCATGTACATAATACGCAACTGCTTTTCCATTAGGTGTCACCTGTTTCTTGTGCTGCCCTACATCGTAACCATTTACCGCTAAGATTGTCATAACAGCTTTTCGATCTTCCAGACCATAAATTCTGAGTTCTGCATCCCATTTGTTTTTCACTTCTTTCTTTGTAGGACCAGTAATCAATTCTTCTGGTTTAATCTTTGCTACCTCTGCGATTTTAAAAAGAACATCCACTGCAATACTGTTGGCAGCATTCTCATATGCCCCAATCTGGCTTTCGCTTTTTCCAATAAGCTCACCAAATGCTTTCTGCGATAACCCCATACCGGTTCTAACTCTTCTGATCTCCTGGCCTACTTTCTGTGTTGAATTCATTCCCATTTTTCTTTCTCCTATCATTTAAAAATAATCAGCAAGTTGTTTTTGCCTCAATGCTGCCTTCACGATTCTGAACGACTTCCCTGGAATCTCTACTGGAAAACAATGTTCAAAAATCCTGTCATATATTCTTCGATAACGGATATCCGGATTTCTCATCATTTCGTCAAATGTAAGGTTCGTAGTCAAAATCATAGGCTTATCTGTTCTTACCCTGCTGTCTATTACGTTGTAAACTTTTTCCAGTGCGTAATCTGTATTTCTCTCCGCTCCCAGATCATCAATAATAAGTAAGCTACAAGCATTCAGCATTCCAATATACGCCGCCTCATCCTGTCCTTGAATGTCCTGTAATATCTTCACAAACGATGTCATTACCACAGATATGTTCTGCTCCATCAGTTCATTTGCAATACAAGCTGCTGTAAAACTCTTTCCGGTTCCGCATGGACCATAAAACACAAGTCCGATATTTCTTTCGCCGGTTTTGGGGTTTCCTTCTTTAATCATCTGCCTGAACTGATCCACATATTTTCTGGACACATCATATGCCCTCTGATTTTCCTTTCTCTTCTGATATACAGAAAATTCTGCATCTCTGAATTTACTTGCCATCATAGAAGCATCTTTTAATCTCTGGACACGATGCATTTCTTCCTCGTATTCCTCTTTTCTTCTCTGCTTCTCCAATTCTTTTGCCCTGCAATCACAAATACACCATACTGTTTTATGGAAATACGGACTGTTTATCTTTTTCTGTCTTGCCTTTCCACATACTCCGCAATGCCATAATCCCTCTGCATCTTTGTAATCTCCTTCGTGGATCTGAGCAACCTCTGGCAAAGATTCCGTAGGAAGAAACTGTGTTACATCCATAATCTCACCACCTCCTTATAAATATTTATCGAAATCCGCACTTCCATTTGAATCCGGTTCCTGCGATTTCTCTTTTTCTATGTAATCTATAAATGGTGTTGCATCCCCCAGAAATGTTTTAGCGTGCTTAATATACTGAGAATCCGTGTGCTTTCTCTCACACTCCATTCGGTAATTTCTGGCTGCAAGCCTCAATTCTTCTGGTGAAAATCCACTATTTATACGAGCCTGATATTTCTTATATGCCATTCCCTTATCTGCTTTTTTTGGATACTCAACCCAAAATGCCTCAAAATCATCTGGATAGTCGTTTCTCTTTGGCTTTCCCGTACTCATCTCCTGATTTTCCAACACCGCCGGTATACCAGCCTGTGCTTCTATCAGTTTTGAATCATCCATTGAAACCCCATGAGTTGTTGAATACGATTTATTATCCTTGAGAAACAATGTCTTTTTTTCATCCGTATATTGGGTTTCGTGGTAACGGTTCTGAGAAATGCAGTTGTGCATTCTCCAATGTTTGATGACAATCACACCATTATCAAATGTCAGAACAAATCTCTTTGAGATCAGGATCCGCATATCATCATCCCGGGCACCAATCGTACGCATAATTCTTTTGGGGTTCCCTATGAATCCATCATCATCCGCCCTCATATTCAAATGAAAATACAAACATTGTGCTGACATTGGCATATCCAGAAACGCATCACTGTCGACTATTTTCATTGTGAACATTCTTTTTTGTGCCATCCTTTGTCGCCCCTTTCTTCCCAATATTCCTTATTGCCTTTTCTGCTGTCTTGTCAGATTTTGTATTGTTGCTCGGAATATAAGTTCCTTTGTATCTCCCGTATATTCGGTCAATTTCTTTTTGATTTTCCTCATTGCGGATTTTAGCTCTTTCCCTTGCAGTTTTCCTCAACTCGTCCAGCTTTTCATCAGAAATAAGATTATTTTCTCTGATATAGTGAACAATTTCAGACAGTTCATAACTACTTCCACTTTTCCTGGCTTCCATCTGTGCTGTATTATGGAGAATACCTTTCATCATCTTTGTAACACTTGCTGCTTCTGCAAGATACGATTTTGCTATTTCCCCATTTTTTGAGTGCCTGGCTTTTTCATTCAATTCATGTATCGTATCATTCATTCTCTCAATGAGGGCATCTTCTGTTACCAAAGCTGCCCCGCATTTTCTACAACGTATCAGCCTCATCCTTGTCACCTCATCCAGCAATATATTTTGTGGTTGCATCCGTAACATCAATCATTCCTTTATTTTTCCATCTATCCCAGAATGCAATCGTTCTGGACTGCGGTCTTTCTTCTGCAAGTGCAACATGGATTTTTAATGGAATCGGTACTGCATCACCAATCACAAACACATCACCAGGCGAAAACATTGAGGTTTCATCAATTACGCTCTCGCTTCCTTCAGGCATCATTCCTTTAATCATTGCCTTATCATTTTCATTATTCATCTTTCCAACAATGAAGTTTGCGCACTGAGACATGATTGTTTTATTGAGTTCTGATGGCCTCTGGCTTGCAGGAAATAATGTCACACCGAACTTTCTACCTTCCTTCGCAATGTTCTCAAATATCTCCACCATACGCCGCTGAGAGGCAGATAATGAGAAGTCATTTGGAATATATACATGAGCCTCATCGCATACCAAGGTGACCGGATTTACGTCTTTGCTCTTGTACGTTCTCTGGATTTCGTACACCAGCTTTGTAATTACCCCAATAATCGGAATAGCAACATCGTGTGGCACCTCAGACAGATCAATATTCTTTACCGGAACATCGTTGTTCAGCACATCTTTCATAAAATCATATAAATACTGCTGCGGCATATCCTCAAATAAAAACTGATATTTGCTGTCTCTTGCCTTATCAACAAGGAGATTCACAATATTGGTGAGTTTCCCGTTGTAATCGCCTTTTACGATTTTCTCTTTTCCAGCTTGCGCACCTGTTTTATAAGCTTCTCCTGTCCCGACCATTTCTTCATCAAGAAATTTCATCAGTTTAACAAACTCTACATAGTTGAAATATACTGGTCTGTTCTCTTTTCCTTTCGGGCATACATTGTAATAGCACTTCCGGAGAGCTGTCATGGCTACGGTTGCTGATTCCTCTTTGATTTTTAAAATATTGGAGATCATATCCGTAAAGCCAAACATCCATATAGGGAATGGTCTGTCACCACCAATCTGAATATTTCTGGCATATGACAATTCTTTGTATTCGCCATGGATGTCAAATACGATCACATTCGCCCCAGGTAATTTGCTTGTCTGCTCCAAAATTTTCGCCACTGTCTCAGATTTTCCTGCACCGGTATTTCCAACAATACAAGAGTGCCTCTGGAAGAATTTATTTCCATCAATATATGCCGGGAACTCATAAGCAGCATACTCTCCTATGCAAAATCCCTCAGTGTACTTACTCAGCATAGAAGCAAATTCCTCTTTTGAGATTCGATGTGCGTTTACCTTCATCGTTGGATATTTGTCTATTGTCTTCTGGAATGTCCCATCTTTTACAGTTCCGATAATGGAGCATTCCAGCATCTTTGTACTGCTGTGCTCTAAGATATAATCAGTTTCTCCGATCTCTTCATCATCTCCCATATCAATATCTGTCAATGTATTCACCATAGTAACCAGTTCCACATCACCATCCGATACAGCAATCAGATCATTGATTCGTACATCGTCAAATTCTTTGTAATCTGATCTGATTTGAACTTTATTGCTTAAAATTTTTACAAGTTTCATGCCCTTATACCTCCAACAATTCATTGTAATTTCTTACTGAAGCCTGTTTTATGCTTTTGCAATAATCACATTTTCCACAATGAGCTGGTTCTATCAAACCGGCTTTAATATCTGCATACCTCCCGACATTTTCCTCTACCTGTCGCAATGCCATATCAAGAGTAGACTGCGGTATCTGCCAGATATCTCTATCCATTACTCTCTCTTTTGTTACTACCGCAAGATAAAATGGTAACTTTTCACCTGTAACAATTTCCACGCCTTTCTGATAAATAGCACCCTGGAGGTCATACCTCCACATAGGGAGCTT